TAGGATTGTAGGATTGTAGGACGGTGTTTTTCTGAAAATTATTTTTCAAAACTCGTGTTTTCCTTGCTTTTTTGAAATTTTAGGGGGTACGGGGGAATTTGCGCCGATTTCGTGAGGTGTAGAAATGAAATAAGCCGTACCTATTCATCCGAACTGGCACGGCTCAATTGAGGAAAATTATAGCCTATTTTTGGCTAAAAATAATATGGTTTTTCTTTGGTAATATCGGCTTTTTTTAGTACCTTTACATAGTTAAATTGGGGGATTACATACTTGTTTAAGTATATTTATCAACCCCATTTTAATATGTTAGAATGGTCTATCATCACCGTCTGAAGGAGGAAAAGGGAGGTCTTGTGTGGTTGGTGTATGTGTATTTGTCCGCACATTCTCTTCTTTCTTTACTTCGGGTTCAGGTTCGGGCGCAAATGTACGCCTGAAATCAATACTATATAATTCTCTGAACTTGTCATAGTTAATGATGATGGCACTTGTAGATGTACTCTTCGGCTTCATCACCTTAACCATTGTCTCCTGATCATCAGCCCTTGCTATCTCAATACTTTCCTCCCATGTGAATCGGCGTGAGGGGACAGTGCCGATGTATGAGGGGTGGCTGCGTAGGTTCTGCTCGATGGTAGACAGCGTGCTGCCCTCACTATTATATCCGCTGCGGTCGAAGATGCTGAATACCGAACTGAGACGGATGAACATGATGTTCGTATCAGGCTCAAATGTAAATGTATGCTGGTCGCCTCGGGAATCCTTGCCAGTAACCTTCTTTGGCTGCTCGATGAGGAACTCACGACCCTCGATGACTTGCTTCGTGTCGATCATATTGTTGACGGCCGTGAAGAACATAGCCAACTTATCCGTGCTACGGATGAGGGAGAGCTGGAATCTGATTTTCTCCTGCGCAATCTTGAAGAACTCTGCGTATGTAAACGGAAGCTGAAGGCTGGAATATTGCTCTATCAATTTCACTGTGCCAAGGAATAGCGAGGCCGTCTTCATCAAGCGGTCCATTTCGCCCGAGTTGATAACATCTTGCTTTAATTCATTGTACGCCTCTTGCTTGAGTTGTCGAAAATGATCCATAAACAGTGGGCGAAGCTCCAATATCTGAAGCAGCACATTTGACAGTCCCACCTTGTTTGGGTCTTCAATGGTCTTCAACTCCTCGAAGATACGAACTTCCTCCTGTGTTCTGTTGCGAGGCTTGGGGACTTCGCATACAATAACACGGCTCATCAAAGCATTGTCATCACGCTGTGGGGTCTCCTGTCCGCAGATAACAACGGGGGCAAAGACTTTGTCGTTTTCTATTTCCCTTCCTGATGTACCCTTACGCTTCTGCTTTCCATCACCGTCATATACGATACCTTTCAATGCCTGAAACTTATTATCACTGATGTCCTTGTTATTGTATTCGTCAAGCACTACCGGTACATCCTTGAACATACCCATAATGGTGGCCATGGCTGCGTCGGTACCTGTATTCAGGTTGAAGATGGGAATATTGGGGGAAATGAAGAGAGACCGAATGGATATGGCAATCTGTGTCTTACCTGAAGACATCGGCCCCATAAAGAACGGAGCAGTGAACAATCGGTCAATGCAATGGATGTTGCTTCGGAATGCGCACATGATGGCGAATATAAGTGCCCACTTGCCATTGTCGTTGATTTTGTACACCTGATCCATTAATGATGCCCATTTCTCAAAGGTAACCCTTTTCTCAGCTGGAACTTCCTTATATACCAGTTGGCTGATAAGCTCGTACTTATCCGATTGCTTTCCACTGCCGGCATATATCGTTGAGAATGCCGGCAAGTAGTAGTTGTTCTTGTTGTGTGTGACAACTCCCAGTTCATTGACTGGCTCGAACTGCCATTTCCCCTCTACGTTGTGGAATATACCATTGGCGAATGCAAAGAACTGCTCGTCAGCCTTACGACTCATTCCTTCACTCTGCTGGTTACCGTATGTCTTAACTTCGGAACACATCACGAAGTGTCGGCTCATATATGTCTTTATAGCTTTCCATTGCCATTCCTCGCCATTAAAGTTCACTGCTTCGTAGTTGATAAGCACTTCCTCTATCGAAGACATCTTCAGCATTGCCTTGGAAGGTATCTCTATGTAGATGGGAGTTTCATAGAAACGACGGTTGATACGAAGCACACGCTTGTTTTGCTCGAAATCATCAGAAAAGATGTGAAGCAGCGGAGTCATAAAGAAGTCGGCTACCTGTGTCATTCCATTACCGTTCTTGTTGCGGAACATATAGCATACAGGTTCGCTCTTTTTATTTAAACGGGGATAATAGCCACACTCTTTCCACATTTTTCGGTAGTCCTCATTCTCCATTACATAATCAGGAGGCTCGTTTACGTCGAACTCTTCATCGTCGAGGTTATCCGCTTGCATACTGACTTTCATCGCAGCCTTTCGCTTGGAAACGAAAGGCTTTCTCAGTTCGTCAAACTGTCCCTTGGTGAGTTTCAGGTTTGAACAGTAGTGATTACGGTTTACCGTGATTACCGTATCCTCTGCATAAGATGTGAGTTCAATACATCGAGAGACAAGGGGGACTTTATCTCCTTGGAAGGTTTCTAAGAATCTGCCATGCAGCCCAATGTAGTAATCGACGAACGAGCCTGTGGAGTCATTGTAGGTCATCTGAATATTGATGCCTGAACGAAACATCTCGGCAAGCGTGCTTAGATAGTCGCTTTCCTCGCCGTCTGCATTAATGCTACAGCCTGTTTCTGATGATGCAAAATAGCAATAAACACGGCGTAGCTCCTGAATGTCGTTGCTGGATGGGCGACCAGCGATGTAGACGATAGGTTCTTCACCATAACCGTCAAGAAATTCTTGCATAACCGAGGTTAGAATACCAGGGCGGTCGCTTTCAAGATTCTCCTTGAGTGCATCAATACCAAAGATACCCGACTGCGTCTTGGTTTGAGGCAATGCCTCCTTAACCTTGGCACGTAAGCCTCTGACCTTATCATCGATGATGCCAATCTTGCTCTTGAAATCGACTGCAATGGACTTGATATACTCTAATCTCAGAGCTGCGTCCTGCACACAAGCAACAAGCGAACATATCGTATTCAGACAGTCGGCAATAACTGTCTCGTCCTTGCAGCCGTGAGGTATCATCATTCTTTTGAGAGCCTTTGGGAAAGGTTCTGTCAGTTCCTTGAGCTTTTCTTGCGTCGCCTCTCCATTAGCTTTGGCAAATTCGTCGGGGTCTGTTCCTTTCGGGAGACGAATACATTTGACCTTTGCCCCGGCTTTCAATAGCAGCTCACAATTCTTCAGCGAAGCCTTGACACCTGCTGCGTCTGCGTCATAGACCATGACGATAGAGTCCGTGAAGCGAAGAAGTAGCTTTATCTGGTCATCTGTAAATGCAGTTCCACTTCCACCGATTACGTGCTCCACATCAACCTTATGAAGGGACATAACATCGAACTGGCCTTCTACAAGATAAGCGTAGCCTTTTTTGCCGATAGCCTTTCTTGCCTGGTAAAGACCAAAAATGTGCTTACCTTTTGTAAAGAGGGGTGTTTCTCCTGTGTTCACGTACTTACCAACACCCTCCCTTGGTGTAATGATACGTCCTGAAAAACCTATGATATGTCCCTGCATATCATAGAAAGGGAACATTACACGGTCTCTGAACCGGTCGTAGAATCTACCTTCAGTAGAACCGACAACATCGACTTCCTTCAATCGGTCGAGTGAGTAACCAGCAGCAGTGAGCGTATTCATTGCCACATTGCCCACTGGGGCATATCCTACACCGAAGTCAGACAATGCTTTGTCATCTAATTTGTACCCACGGTTATTCAAAAAACTCTCGGCTTGAGATAGATTCTTTTGGAAGAACTTTGCTGCTGCCTCGATAGCAATACGCTGTGCTTCCTTTTGCTTATACTTGGCTTCCTCTTCAGGACTCATCTCCTTCTGTGGGAACTCCAGCCCTGCTAAGGTGGCGCACCAACGTAAGGCTTCGATGAAGCTCAAGTTAAGATGATGTTGGACGAACGAGATGACATCACCGCTCGCTCCGCAAACAAAACAATGGTAAGTCTGCCTTGAAGGGCTTACCACCATAGACGGTGTGTGATCATCATGGAATGGACAGACTCCCTTATAGTTCACACCAGCTTTATGCAAGTGTGTAAAGGACTCGACCACATTCACAATGTTCAAAGCAGATTTTACCTTTTCAATGAATAATTTATCTACCATATTATTTTTCCTCAAATAATTCTAACTGGCGTGATTCAAACGCTTCCTGAATGGTTATACCCAAGTACTCCGCCACTGCGGTGTATTCCTTTCCTGTGATTGATTTTCTTCCGTAGTACAAATCCCACCAACGGCGTTGCCCGATACCAGTTTCTTTATAAAAAGCCCTTGTAGGGGTAAATTCTTCGGGATGCCTAAACTTCAGCTTCAGCATCTCCATCAATAAATTGCGTTTAACCAATGGGCCAGGAGTCATTCTCCTGCGCAGAACAAAAAGTCTGACGGACATCGGGCTGCGACCAAGGTAGGCAGCCATATCCTCAAACGAGACCTTGCCAAGGCTTTGTTGGATATACTCAGCCTCTTGTGCGGTCCACCGCTTATTTTTGCCATTACTTTTCATGCTTCATTATACTGTTGAATTCCCTGTCAAATTTCCAAATTCGCAGACGGTCAGCTTTGTCTACATGACCAAAATTGCACTGAACATAGGTTTGTAATGCAGTGCGGAGCAGTTTAAGCTCTTTATCCGTGAGTTCTTGTATGGAGTAATTTCCCCAGCCATCTTTGTCAATGAACATTTTTTAGAAAATTTCTTAATGTTTTCGCGACTCCCTCTCTCCATCGTTTTCGCCAAGTAGGGGTGAATACTGGTTTTACTTTGAAAATACCACGAATACGGATTTCTTTTGCGCCAGCCTTTCTTTTAGACAGCTTCATAGTCTTTCGTATACTGATCATTGTTAATCGAATTTAAGGTCATACAATTTATTTCGATTAAGAGGATACCCTTTTACGCTTTCCCATACACCATCCTCGTTGGGTGCGATATACGCTTCTTTTTCTATACTGGTAGTGAAAGCGCGACCGTGTTCATCCCATACGATTCCTTTGCTGCCTTGGTGTGCAATGACTTGCCGGACATCTGAATGTCTCAATTTCATCTCATCGATAACGATACCTACATTTAATGCAGCAATAGCTGTTTCAAAGTCTTTTGTCTTCATAAGTTTGTTGTTTTAGTTTCACATTCTTTTTTAAGGGAGTATTGAACATACTTTTTCAGTTTAAGGCAATACAACCCATTGATGCAGTTGCGATGGAACTCGCAGCTTTGACACTCACTATGCATTTGGCCACAACTCCTTTTCTGGAATATTCAGATACTCTGAGATAACCTTTCTTTTCAAAGCATCAGGAACAAAGTCTCCTCGAAGCCATCTGTAGACCGTACTCTCGTTCACACGACACAGTTTTGTCAAATCCATAATCACCTCGTTCCTCTGATTTGGAAGCGATTTAATGTACTCTGTAAATTTCATTTCTAATCTTTTTTAATGTTTTCATTGCCACATCAATAATTTTAGTTATTTTCGTAGCGAAAAAATTCTTTCGTAGCGCAAAGTTGCAACTTTTATTTGATATAAACAAATAAATGGGTGATTATTTCTCCCATTTTTTAATAATTGACCAAAAATGGCAGAAGGAACTATTACAGACAGAATCGTACAGATTATGGAGAAGGAGGGGCATACGGTTAGTACGTTTGCCCGAAAGTTGGGAATATCCTGGACTTCGGCAAATAATATTATTTCGGGTAGAAATGTACCTAACTATGAAACGATAGTACGAATCATAGAAAAATTTGAATGGGTAGATGCTAATTGGCTTGTCATGGGGCAAAAGAGTGAAGCTGACACGGATAAAAAGAAACTTTATTCAATCATAGAAATACAACAGAAAACCATAGAAAGTCAACAAAAGACCCTCGACCGGCTAACAACAAAACTCGTACAAGACTTGCATGAAGAGTCTTCTAAAAAAGTCGCAGATGTCGGATAATTAAGATGCCTGTAAAAAGATAGAAGGAGCGAAAATACAGTGTTATTATTTCTGTATTAGTAAAAATATTCACCCAAATGTTTGATAGTCAAATACTTTGAGGAAGTATATAATCGGCGAAAAGTCGGTAAAAGTTTAATTAATATTCAATAAATCCCTATTGATTATCAATGAGTTACAAACTATATGGCCATTTTAGCAAATCGCCTAATCCCGACTCATCATGTTAAGAAGAGAGGCTTTTTAGTCTCTCTTTTTTATTTGTTGTAGGTTTACTTTGTGTGCGAAATGTCGCCTAATCCCGACTCATCATGTT